TATATCACAGAATGTGATGAAAGTCAATGTTTTCTAACCTTTGATGACGTTTGCTTACTGACTGATATGTTTGTCATATCCACCCAAGCACCATCGCCACCAGCGTAGCTGTGGCTAGTATCAGGGTCAGTGTGTCTTCCCAGTTGTTCATTTGCTTCCTCCTTCGTACGTTTCCACTGTTTTGAAATAGATCCTTGCGTAGCGTCGGTCTTCGCTTTCGTCGGGGAACAACTCCCGTGCATAGCGCTCAGCGTCGAGCTTGGTGCGCCACAAGACTTGGCCGTACAACTCAGCGTCGGGGTCACCCGCGACATACCAGACTTCGTTCATACTTCCTCCCATCCATATCTGTGCACCCCGTCGGGTGTGCGGTTGTTTGTGGACTCGTACATGGTGATGGCTTGCTTGGCAGTCAGGCCCCGCCACTCGGTGCGTTCGCCGCTGTTTGTCTCAATCCAAAAGATGTAATACTTCATTCGCTTTCTCCTTCTATCTCTTCAACAGACTCCAGGGTCCAGTCGCCGTAGCTCGACCGATGGTCGCCGTCTAACACAAGCTCGCGGTAGGCAAGCCTCTCGGCTTCGTCTTCGTTGTCAGCCTCCACCGTGATGGTGGTGTAGGCGGTGTATCTCACCTCAACTTCATAGGTCTTTTTCATTTCACCAGTCCTCCTTTGTTGTTGATGCCGAGCAGGTCGGCGCGGTCGGTGATTAGCAGGTAGTTGGATTTGTGCATGGGGGCGACGCACCAGGACTGGCGGTCTTCACGGGCTTGCTCTTCTCCGCACATGAGGCAGAGATGGTAGCCAGCGCGGCGACGGGCAGCGGCAAAGGTGTCACCGCAGTGTGTGCACAGGGGTTTGAGGCGGCGGTTGTGGCCCATGGGGTTTGCTCCTTGCAGTTGTGACTAAATGTTAGGGAATCCCTAACGAAAAACGGGTTGAGGGGCGTTGGAAGGGCGGGGTGTGGAAAATGAGAAGTAAAGTGCATAAAATCCAACCAACGAAGTATCATTATAGCATGTATCGTGTCAAATGTCAATGTTTGCTGGGGAAGGGTGTAGAAACGTGGCGAGGAGTGAAGTGTACGTAATGTTCTTGACAGAGGGGTCTGCAAGTGCTTGTCAGACAATACTGTTCTTGTTGTGGATGGGGTCAGGTAGTCTCGGGGGGTAAACTGGTGAAAACGAAAAACGAACAGTGCAGACTGTTCGGAAAACGCGCAAAGTTTGGAAAAAATTTTAGGCGCTAGCTTATGTGTGACCCAAAAACGAACAGTATAAAATTGTTAAGATTAGATAAGAAAATATAAGATTTCATAGGCAATATCCGACACGTGCTAACACCGGCCGATACGTGCCGATATGAAAATATAATGTACGCACGCATGCGAACATTGCGCGAACATTAGGCAGTTTTTGCGAACAGTTCGAACAGTATAAAGACGTGGTAACAACTTAGAAATTTGTTTTTTGCGAACAGTTCAAAACAACAAAAAACGAACATTCGAACACTATGAAAAAACGAACATTCGAACAGTCTAAAAAACGTACAGTTCGAACAGTTCACGCGTCCGGGCACGCCGCTGCTTCTGTCACTACTATCAAAATGTTAGGGATTCCCTAACAAAAAGGTTAGAATCGCCGTGACTTTGGGCGCATTACACGCTGCGTTTTGCCGCTCGCCGCTGCTGTGGTCACTACTATCAAAGGGGTAGCGTGGTGCTACCCCAAGAAAAAACGGACGAAAAAAAGCCCCCTTTCGGGGGCCTGAGGGTTACTGAATCCGTGCAACAGCACTCTTGAGGGTCTTAATAAACTCAGGGATATTGTCGATCTTCACCCCCTCTTTCTTTTGCACTGCGTCAATGATGCCCGACAGTGCTTTCCTGGTGCGATCTTCCCATGTGCTCGTTTCATTCGCACCCTCACGTGCTTCGCGTGTGGTCAGTGCTTTTCGGATGTCCTTGATTACGGACCCGATCTGCTGCTGCCAATACCGCTTGTCACTTTTCTGTTGATCTGTCAGGCCCTTGGTGGGCTTTTCCAGCAGCCCTTGCACAGTGGCCGTGAAACCCGAAACCACTGCAGCCTTGAGGGAATCATAGAATTCCCTGGGCTCACCCTTTGCGGGGGCTTCGCACATTGCGGCCGTCACACCCTCACTTTCCAACGTGTCTACCATTGAGACCTTGACCTTATCGGCTTTGACCTTCTGGCCCACATAGTTACGGACTGCAGAAATGGAGGCTTGAGACAATGCTTTCATGATGATCCTTTCAAGATCGGTTAGTACCGCAACACGACATGTGCTGCAGTGGTTCCCATTATGCACGTACTAATAAGATATGCAAGGGAAACGCAAAGAATGTCACGCGATGTTAGGGAATCCCTAACAGCCCAGGGGGTTGACGCGCCGAATCGCCTGGGAGCCAGACCCACCCTACGGGGGAGGGGGCATTTTTGGCTTGGGACTCCGCAGGCCGCAAGGCCTACTATTACGCTCAAACTACAACCCCTAAACGAAATTGGCCCCCACCCCCTGCATTTATCTAGGGTAAACCCTAGTACCCCCTCAATATAGAAACACCCCCCGTCAAAGGGACCCAAACTACTTTGCAAGAAAAAAATTTCGTGCTACATTCCGTGCAATTCGGTCAACTAGCTTGACTTGCGTATGACAATTGAGATAGCGCCTGAGTTTGGTGTTGAGCTTCCACCCGACATTACATATGTCGATCTGCGTGAGCGTGCGCGTGCCGCGTGCGAATCCATCAAACTACTTGAAGATAACGGGCTGCAAGTCGAAGAAACTGCACAAGACCGTGAAGCTGCGGCTTCTCTACTAGCTGCATACGCTGCAGATCCACAGGCAGCAAGTAAGGCTGTTAATTCGGTGCGAGCCTCTGCGCTGACCCCCGCTACGCTGCAAAATATCCGCTCTTATTTAGACGAATACGGCAAAGCTGTGGTCACACACGCCTTGGAGATGCGCCATTTGGTGACAAACCGGCTGCTAGAAGAGTCTCAAAACCCTGACCCGCGCATCAGAATCCGTGCATTGGAGCTTTTGGGCAAGCATTCCGACGTGGGATTGTTCACAGAACGCTCCGAAGTCACGGTAACCCACCAAAGTACAGACGAATTGCGTGCAAAACTGCGTGAAAAGCTCTCCAAACTGACCCGTCCGGTGCAGTTGGATGGGGAAATCATCGACGTGGACGCCGAATTGGGTCTCAAACCGCTGAAATCGGGGGAAGTTTTTGTCCCCGAGAGTGAAATCTCTGGAGATTCCAGTGCAGGTAGCTGAATCTGCGCTTTTAGACTTCACTCCAGCAGAAATCCAGCAGTTGCTGGACAACATTGACCATTTTACGGTCGATGAACAAGCGGAAATCATGAAGATTGCCTCCGTTTTGGAGGATCGCCAGCGTGCCGCAGCGTGCCATAGCGACTTAATTGAGTTTTGCAAGCACATGCAGCCCGACTACAAGGTGGGCAAGCACCACAGAATCTTGGCAAACTTGCTCATGGACATTGCCGACGGTAAGAAAGACCGGGTGTGCGTGAATATGCCGCCGCGTCACGGCAAAAGCCAGCTTGTATCAATCTATTTTCCGGCGTGGTTTATTGGCAAGTACCCTAATAAGAAGGTGCTGATGGTCAGCCACACCACGGATCTGGCGGTGGATTTTGGGCGCAAGGTGCGCAACATCATCGACGCGCCTGAATACCGTCAGATTTTTCCTACAGTGTCCCTGGCTGCTGATAGCAAGTCTGCAGGACGTTGGAACACCAGCATCGGGGGTGAGTATTTTGCCTGTGGTGTGGGCTCCGCCTTGGCCGGTCGCGGTGCGGATTTGTTGCTGGTGGACGACCCCCACAACGAGCAAGACATCATCAACGGTAACTTTGATGTGTTTGAGAAGGCTTATGAGTGGTTTACCTACGGTGCGCGGACTCGTCTGATGCCTGGAGGGCGGGTGGCAATCGTGCAAACCCGCTGGCATCTGGATGACTTAACGGGGCGCGTTACTAAAGACATGACCAATAACGACACCGCAGATCAGTACGAGGTGGTGGAGTTCCCTGCCATATTGGAAGTCCAAGACAAGCAAACACACGAAACTATAGAAAAACCACTGTGGCCTGAGTTCTTTGATCTCAAAGCG